AGTGGGTTCAATTTCCAATAACAAATAGTGTTGGTGTAAATGAAATACCACTAAGACTAAATAAAAAAATATATAACCTGCAAGGCATAAAACTTTTTAAAGAGCCTAAAAATAAGATTTATATTAAGAACAGAAAGCTGCATTATGAACTTCGTGATTAATACAAGTCAAGACAAACGGAATCTTTTTAATTACTTAAAAGAACTTGATAGTGATTACATAGTTAAAGTAAAAAAGCAAAGAAACAACAGAAGCAATATGCAGAATAACTATTACTGGGCTTGTATAGTACAACCATTAGCAAATGAGCTAGGATATTTTCCTGATGAAATGCATGATACCTTAAAGGTCAAGTTTGCAAGTGAATGGCAAAGCATAGATATAAACGATAAACAGATAGGACTGCAAACAGTAAACAGTACAGCAAGAATGAACACAAAAGAGTTTGAGATATATGCAGAGCAAATAAGGATATGGGCATTAACAGAACTAGGCATAAGACTAATGCTACCAAATGAATATGAGTAATTTCTATTATATTATGAGAATTGAATAATCAATCTTTTTCAATTATGGATAAAAGAATAAACAACGGTGGGGCTAGAAAAGGCGCAGGGCGCAAATCTAAAGCAGATGAGCAAAGATTAATAGAGAACCTAACGCCAATGAATGAAAAGGCGTTAAAGTCCTTAGAACAGGGTATTGATAAAAAAGAACAATGGGCGGTTAAGCTATTCTTTGAATACTTTTATGGCAAACCTCAGCAAAGGGTGGATGTAACTTCAAATGATGAAAGTATTAATATGCCACTAATAAACTTTGTAGAAACTGAACCTGAACAATAAATATCAAGCACTATTTAATTCTGATGCTCGTTATTTTATAATAACAGGTGGAAGAGGTAGTGGTAAGTCTTTTGCGGTTACAGTCTTTTTAACTTTACTTACAATGGCTGAAGGTATTAGAGTATTGTTTACACGATATACAATGGTGTCAGCTCATTTATCAATTATACCTGAGTTTTTAGAAAAGATAGGGCTATTAGGTTTTGAAAATATTTTTAGTGTAAATAAAGCTGAGGTTGTAAACTTAGGCAATCAATCAGACATTCTATTTAGAGGTATTAAGACTTCAGCAGGAAACCAAACTGCATCTCTAAAATCATTACAGGGTATTAGTTGTTGGGTATTAGATGAGGCAGAAGAGCTTATTGATGAAGATATATTTGACACCATAGACCTTAGTATTAGAGAAAAGAATATACAAAACAGGATTATACTTATATTAAACCCAGTAACTAAAGAGCATTGGATATACAAAAGATTTTTTGAGGACAAAGGCGTAGAAGCTGGTTTTAATGGCGTTAGAGACAATGTGTGCTATATCCACAGTACATACCTAGACAATAAAGAAAATCTTTCACAGAGCTTCCTAGAGCGTATTAGGACTATAAAGAATAGGAACTTTAAAAAGTATCAGCATAAAATCTTAGGGGGTTGGCTAGACAGAGCGGATGGTGTAGTATTTGACAATTGGAGTATAGGAGAATTTAATCCTGATGGCTTACAGACTTCTTGTGGTATGGACTTTGGATTTAGTGTTGACCCTGACAGTCTCACAGAGGTCGCAATAGATAAGCGTAAGCAAAAGATATATTTAAAAGAGCATATATATAAGAATGGTTTAAAATCACAAGAACTTGCACAGATTATATTAGAAAAAGTAGGTCAGAAACTTATAATCGCTGATTCAGCAGAACCAAGACTAATAGCAGATTTAAAACATTTAGGAGTAAACATTAAACCAGTAAAAAAAGGAACTATTGAAAGTGGTATAACTAGAATGCAAGATTTTGAGTTAGTAATAACTCCTGAATCAACTAACATAGCTAAAGAGTTAAATAACTATATATATTCAGATAAATCTTCTAAGTTATATGTAGACTCATATAATCATGCTATTGATGGAGTGAGATATGCAATAACATATCATTTAGACAACCCTAATGCAGGTAGGTATTTTGTGCAATAAAAAAGCCCCCCACTTTAAGTATTACGACAAGATAATAGAAAGGTTGTGAGGGGCTAGTAACTAACTTGAAAACAAAAACCGTACAAATATATAAAAAAAAATAAAAGAGTAAACTAAATTTGAAGAATTTCTATTATATAATGTATGAAGGTTAAAATTAAGAAGCAGGGCAAGACAAAGGAGTTTAAGTTAATTAGTAAGTGGGAAGATGTAACACTAGAGAAATGGTTAAAGCTAATAGACTTTCACAAAGGTACAAAGAGTAAAGAAGCTCAAGAAACAATAGCAGCTTTATCTAATATTCCAAAAGACTTAATTAAGCAGTTGGAATTAAAAGATGTTGCACTTATAATGAGTAAGTTATCTGAGCTTCAAGCAAAACAAGATAGTTCTTTAAAAAGGATAGTAGAGATAAATGGCAAAAGGTATGGGTTCCACCCTAATTTAGATGAAATTACATTAGGGGAGTATGCAGACATAGAAACCATGATTAAGAATGATATTGAAAAGAATATGCCAGAAGTAATGGCAATTCTATATAGACCAATAGTTGAAGAAAACAATGATGTCTATACAATAGAAGCGTATGATGGTAATATAAGCATAAGGGCGGAAGAAATGAAAAAAATGTCAGCAGAGCAAGTGCAAAGTGCGCTGGTTTTTTTTTATCATTTCGCAACGATATTATTACTAACTTTGGAATCATCTTTGACGGAGGTGCTGAAGGAAATGAAGATGCAATTGCCTCAGAATCTTTTGCAGAAAAGTGGAGTTGGTTTGGAGTGATGTATAGATTGACAAATGCAGATATTTCAAAGCTAGAACAGATAACTAAACTTAACTTATTAGAAGCATTGACTTGGTTAAGTTATGAAACAGATTTAGAATCACAAAATAAAGTAAAACATGGCAGTAAGCAATAAGAGTTATAACAATGTAGTAAACACCCTTTGTAGAATGGGTGAGTATCACGAGCAAATTTCAACAGTATCAGTTGGAGACATATTTGATATTAATCTTGAAAAAATGGAGAAGATGCCACTACTGCATATTAATCCAACATCTGTAACAACAGGAGATAGTGAATTGGTTTACAACTTTCAGATTTTTATTGCTGACCTAGTTTCTGAAAAAAACGATTGGCAAACACATCAAGCTAAACAATTAACTAAACTATTAGACCCTAAGAACAACGAACAGCAAGTATGGAATCAGACTTTAGAAATATGTACAGATTTTATAGGTATGTTAAGGCATAGTTCAAGACAATCACAAGAAGGAGTAAATGATATTAATGCTCCTTTATACTTTACACAAGACCAATTTACAATAGAACCATTTCAAGAAAGATTTGATAATCTTTTGTGTGGTTGGACTTTTACAATAGGTGTTATAGTAATGAATGACTTTGATACTTGTGAGATACCAGTAACAGATGCAGGTGCAGGATATTAATGTTTAAATTTAAGATATGGAAAATAACAATACAACTAATACCTCCAAAAGTAACAATACATCTTTAAACTATGAAGATGTTATTGAAAAGCTAGAAGCAATAAGTATTAAGTTAGAGTCATATAATGATTATCCTGACAGTGCTAGTAATAACGCTAAGAAAGCTATTAAATATAAAGAAGAAAATGGTAGCAGTTGTGGCACTAGAGTTGGCTGGACTAGAGCAGGACAATTAGCAAGAAAAGAAAATATTAGTAGAGATACTATAGCAAGAATGGCTTCATTTAAAAGACACGAGCAACACGCAGATGTACCTTATAGTGAGGGCTGTGGAGGACTAATGTATGATGCTTGGGGAGGGCGAAGTGGAGTAAATTGGGCAATAAATAAATTAAAACAAATAGATAAAAAATAAAATTATGGCAGATTTAGTAACAACAATTAGTGAGTCAGTAACTTTAAACGGTTCAGTTAGAGGGGGTAGTAACTCAGTAACAACAACGGGAATAGTTGATGTTATGGAAAGAATAGTAACTTGTACTCAAGCACAAACTACTACAATAGCAGTATTTGCTGCTAACCCTTACACTTCAGCAGGAGCAATAGATGTTGATAGAACAAGATATGTTAGAGTTACAAACTTAGACACTACTAACAACATTGAGTTAGCAGTAGTAACAACAGCAACAAATTATCAAGTAACAATAACTGGCGGAAATTCTCATATCCTAAGTATAGGAACTGAAGCAGCTATTGGAGAAACAGATACATCTCCAGCATTTGGTACTTTGGAAAACTTAGCATCTTTACAAGTAAGACCAGTAACAGCTAATGATGCTCAGGTAGAATTATTTGTAGGGCTTGTTTAATGAAAACGCAAAACATAGAAAGGTACTTAAATAGCTTTGGTAAACAAGTAGTAAACAGAGCTAAGAGTAATATTCAAAAAGCTAAAGGTGGCGGAACGAATTTAGAGAAATCTATAAGGTTTGAAGTTAGAACTGATGCTGATGGATTTACAGTACAATTTTTTATGGATAGTTATGGTACTTTTGTAGATAAAGGAGTATCAGGAAACCAACAAGCTAGAAAATTTAAAGACTATAAAGGACAAGTAAAATCAAGCCCTTATAAATATACAACAAAGCAACCACCACCAAGTATATTAGCTAAATGGATAAGTAAAAAAGGCATGAAAGGCAGAGATAAAAAAACAGGTAGGTTTATTAGTAATATGTCTTTAGCTTTTATAATTGGTAGAGCAATAAAAAGAGATGGAATACAGGGTATTAGTTTTTTTCAAAAACCATTAGGTCTTGGATTAAAGCAATTTGGAAAAGACTTACTTGGTGCAGTAAAAGAAGATATAATAGAAGGATTAACAACAGTAAATTAATATGGCAGCAAATTGTGTAATAGAACAACATCCAATAGGATTTTTTATACCAGTAGGACAGGAATTAATATTTGTAGTCTCTAATCGAGATGCAGTAGCAAATCAAACTAAAGTTAAGTTTTGTGCAGAAGTACACATAGGTACTACTATACCAGTAACCGCTAATTCTGACAATTTAAAAGGTGTATTTAAAACAACCCCTAATAATGCAGGGGTAGGTATGTTTGATTTAAGAAATGTAATAGAGAATTATGTAAAGGCAGACAATATGGCTGCTAATGGTAGTTCTTATAAAGGCACAACTACTTCAGACAGTGAAAGACACCCAGTTCACTTAATAGACAAGTATTCTTTAAATACTAACTTAGGGCGTTATATGGTTATACAGTTTTATGTAGAATATCTAGGAGCGACAAATAATGGTGTTTCTGACCCTAATGTAGTTGCTAGGCAAGATGGCACAACACAGAACTCTGAAGTTTATTTTCTTTTTAATGGTTATGTAAAACATACTGATAGTCTTTATAAGTCAGGTAATAATTTTGGATTTGACACTTCTAAATTTCTTTTGAGTAGTATTACTGATGAATTTTTAACTAACGCACCTGCTGAGCAATATGCAAATGTAGAGGATTATGGAACTATGTCATTTGTAACATCTTCTACAAGCATGAATAGTATTGCACTTAATTATTATGATAGCAGCTTTAGTGTAATAGGAAGCGATACGGTTGTAAGAAACTCAAGCAATGGTGCTTGGGATAATCCTTTTGCAGCAGTTTCAGAAAATCAAATATTGCATTTAGGTTGCTTTCCAGGCAATTTAAGAAACTGGAGTTCAACTTTTCAAAACTTAGTTTCATTAGGAACTATACAGGGCGGTTTTATTACAGTACAGGCTTATTTTGGTTTTTCAGCAATATCTAAGGCATACATGATTTATGTTAATTGCCCTGACACTAAAAACTTTGAGAGCATAAGACTATGTTGGCTCAATCAATGGGGTGCATGGGATTATTACACATTTACTAAAAAATCAATTAGAAGCACATCAACTCAGGGGTCTACATATCATCAATTAGGTGGCAGTTGGAATGAAAGTCTATATAGACCTGATAGCTTTAAAGGTGGCAAGAAGTCTTTTAGAGTTAATGCTACTGAAAGAATTACAATGAATACTAATTTTGTTTCTGAAGATGACAATGTAATGTTTGAAGAACTAATTAATAGTCCTGAAGTTTATTTATTAAAAGGCTACCAAACTGATGCTGCTAATGCAGTTTTAAATAACTATGTAACACCAGTAAGACTTACAACATCTAGCTTTACTAAAAAGACTTTAGCTAATGATAAACTTATTCAATATACATTTGAAATAGAAAAAAGTAAAACACTAAGAACGCAATCTATCTAATGAGTGTACAACTAATATTATATCCGCAAAGTTATAATGGCTTAAACTCCTTATCAGGTGCAGGTACAGAGCATATTATTGATGGCATTAATTTTAATACTATTAATAGCTCAACTACTTCTTTATCTTTAGCAGCACCAACTTATCAATCAGCAATAAATGCTTTAAACGCTTCAATGGTTGTTAATACATGGTACAGATTTAGCTCTTCAGCTACACCGCCAACAGAGTCAAGCGGAACGGTTGGAATAGTGGCACAACAGGGTATAATACAAAAACTTTCTAATTTAATAATAGGACAAATTTATGATGTAACTATTGAAACAACCGCATCTACTCTAACTTTTTATGTTTATTCAGGAACTAACCAACAAAGCTCAACACCTGCAACAGTAGTAGGCACTAATAGTTTACAATTTACTGCAACATCTACTACCAATACTATTGTTATTTACTCAACAGGAACAAGTGCAGTAACATCTGTATCAGTTCAACAAGCGGCTCAGAATCCAAGTGGTGCTATACAAGACTTAGCAACAGGGCAAGTTATTTGTGATTTATATGAAGATGAAGATATACCACTAACTCTAAGTGTTGATGATTTTAAAAATGTAGCTGAACAAGTACAGTCATACTCTAAGGCGTTTAACCTACCTGCAACAAAACGAAATAATCAAATCTTTGATAATATATTTGAAGTAACAAGAGATACTAGCGGACTGGCTTTTAATCCTTATGTAAGAACACAATGCGAATTAAAGCAAGATGGGTTTATATTGTTTCAGGGTTATCTTAGACTAATAGACATACAAGAAAAACAGGGTGAAATAAGCTATAATGTTAATTTATATTCTGAAGCTATTGCGTTAGCTGACTTATTAGAAAATAGAACCTTTAATGATATTGATTTTTCTGAGCTTACTCATGCTTATACATATACAGAAATTAGAAACAGTTGGCAGGGCATTTTAGGTTTAACCAATCCATTGCCAGTAGGAACTTATGCGGGTACAGCAGGGGCTTCTACTACTAATGTTTTAAGATACCCATTTGTAAATTGGAGCCATTCTTATACATTAGGAACAAATGGGGGACCTGCTTTGCCTAATTTAGAAAGTTCATTTAGACCTTTTATATCAATTAAATATTTAATTCAAAGAATATTTGAGTCTACTCCATTTTCATTTACTAGCACATTCTTTGATACTGCTGATTTTGAAAAATTGTCTATGGATTTTAATTGGGGTGGCAATGAAATGCCTGTGCCTGATAACGAATATTATGCTACATGGAAGTTTGGAACAGGAGCTGCATCTAACATTGGAACTGGAACTTTTAAAGAATTAAGATTAATACCTAATGGTGTAACTGGTGGAGAATCAGGTTCATCAGTACCACCTAATTATAACACATCTACTTATATTATTACGGCTACAACTAATAATGAAATATACAATATTTCTTATAATTTTAAAGTTAATAATACAGATACAGGTCAAAACTCAATAAGTTTTCAATGGCTTCATAATACAACAGTCATAGATTATGCTTCGCCAACAGTTGTTGGTGGCGGTGATAGTATTTGGTATGTTGGAGCTTTTACTGTTAATTTAAATTCAGGAGACACTTTAAAAGCACAATTTAATGGAAACAGCTTTTTTTATCAAGACCAAGCTGCTGCTAGTGTTGTTTCTTTTTCTGTGTCCAACATATCTGTAACATCAGCAACGCTAAATACGCTAAGAGGTGAAATAGGACAATGGGAGTTTTTAAAAGGAATAATGACAATGTTTAACTTAGTGTCAGTACCTGATAAAAACAACCCTAACAACATTATTATAGAACCTTATAAAGATATATTTTTAGAAAACTCAGACTCAACTAAATTAGACTGGACAGATAAAATAGATATTGAAGAAATTAAACTAACACCATTAACAGAATTAAACAAGAGTACAATGTTTAAGTTTGTAGAAGATGATGATGACTACGCTTTTACACAATATAAGATAGGAGTGCAGAATCATTTGTACGGAAGCCAGTTTTTTGATGCTAGTACAAGCTCTAATAACTTGCCTACAATATTAACAGGTGAAGAAGAGATAATCCCTGAACCATTTGCCGCAACAGTACCTAGACCATTGATGACACAATTCTTTGATTTTATAGTTCCTACTATATACTCTTATAATGCAGATGATGGCACTTCAGAACCGTTTGAAAATAGTCCACGAATAATGTATAATAACGGAGTGCAATCAGCAGCATTAGGAACTTTTGTTAGTACAACTTATGATGTTCCTGCTCAAAACGGAGTTGGTGGGAATGCAACAGAATATGAATTTTTACAATTCAGTCATTTGACAGATATACCAACAACATCATCAACTACTGATTTTCATTTTGGTATTTGTCAGCTTATACAACCAATAGGAAACCCAACAACTAATAATTTATTTAATACTTATTGGCTACCTTATTTTAATGAGCTATACAACCCTGACACAAGAACAATGACACTTAAAGTAAACTTAACTCCTGGTGATATTAATACTTTTAAATTCTTTGATACTGTATTTATTAAAAATAGAGAATTTAGAGTAAACAAGATAGACTATAAACCAAACGATTTAGCAACAGTAGAATTTATACTTATACCATAATGGCAATACCTTATTTAAACGGATATACAATTAAACCTGCTTCAGTTAATACTTTAGGACTGGTAACATTTACTGATGGCACTAATGATGTTACGCCTAACCAACAACAATGCGAAGCGTATGGCTATACTTATGATAAAGCAACAGGTACTTGTAAAGCATTTACATTTAGTAATAATTTAGGTAGGAATATAAGAAACGAAAATAACAATATACAGGGCGTAGGCAATAAAACTGAAACAGGTACTAATAACACCTATATAATGGGCGAAAGCAATACTGTTAAAGGTATGTCAAGAAACAACATTATAATAGGTACAAATAACGAAATAACTAATAGTGTAAACAACTCCTTTATCTATGGAAATAAAGCAAACTCAATAGCTGACAACTCAATAGTATTAGGTGGTAATAACAGTTCAGATATATTAGGTAAAAGGCAAAACACTACTATAATTTATGGTGGGGCTACTGAAGATGCTTCAGCAACAGATGCTTATTTAAACAATGTTACTGGCAGTTATTACAAACCTGCAAGTGTTGCTAATAACAGTATCTTATATTTTCAAAGTGAAACAATAGCAGTAAGAGTAGGGGGTACCTCAACTGGTAACACAGGAGACTATAAAGCATGGGTTGAAAGGGGTGTAATTAAAAATGCTAGAACTACATTAAGTATAGACATGAGTAAAACAGCTATTAGTTCAAGCGGCACAACTACTGGTTGGGATTTTGAAAGTCAAGTATCAGGTACAGATTATAAACAATCTTTAACAGGAGCTGCTAATACCGAAATAGAATGGGTGTCAACTATTAGGATAACAGAAATAAGAACAAGTGTAGATTTAACATAAAAAGATATGGCAACTAAAGAAATTATAGAATTTGAAGTTAATAGCAATATTAAGAGTGTTGCTAAAGACCAAAAGGCATGGAATAAAGAGCTAGAAAAGACAAAAGAAAACATTGAAGATGTAAACGAAGAGGGTAAAGAAGTTGTTGCAGAGATGCAAATTTTAGGTGTTTCAATTAATGGTTTAAAAGCAGCATGGAGTTCAGCGGCTTCAGGTGCTAAATTCATGTTTAGAACAATAAAAGCGGGTATTATATCTACTGGTGTTGGTGCATTTGTTGTAGCATTAGGTAGTATATCTACTTGGTTTGTTCAAACTAAAAGAGGTGCAGAATTTTTAGAGACTGCATTAAATGGGATAGGTGCTGCATTTAAAGTTATTATTGATAGAGTTGCTTTATTTGGTGGAGGTTTGGTTAAGTTGTTAACTGGTGATGTGATAGACGGTATAAAAGACATACAGAATACATTTAAAAACATAGGTACAGAAATAATAGCAGATACTGTACTAACTGCTACATTAACAAAGGCTCAGCAAAAATTAACAGACAGTCAAAGAAAGTTAAATGTAGAGACAGAAAAGCAAAGAGCTGAAATTGAAAGGCTAAAGTTAGTTGCTGAAGATGTTACAAAGTCGCAAGATGAAAGACTTAATGCTGCTCAAAAAGCATTTGACATTGAAAACAAATTACTAGACCAAAGAGTTTCTAACGCTGAAGAGGATTTAAGAATACAACAAGAAAGAATGAAACTAACAGCAGTAGATGGTAAAAACACTGCTGAAGAACTTGATAGAGAGGCTGAGTTGCAGATGAATGTGTTTCGTATAACTCAAGAATCTACTACTAAACAAATTGAGCTTAATAATAAAATAAATGCAATAAAAGCCGAAGGTGTAGCATTAAGAAAAGAAGAAGAAGTAATAATGACTAAAATGCCTGCAATTGCTGAAACTGAAGCTCAGGGCATTATTAAGGCTAATAATAAAGTCTTAGACAACTATTTGGCTAATAATAAAATGAAGAAAAGAGATGCAAAACTATTAGCAGATGCTGAAAAAGCAATAGCATTAGATGGGTTAGCATTAATTCAAATGGTTGCTAAAGAGGGCTCTACAATAGGCAAAGCAGCAGCAGTAGCTTCAGTAACTATATCAGGAATAGAGGGTGTACAAAATGCTTTTACAACCGCACAAGACTCTCCTATAACTAAGCTGTTTCCAGCATATCCATTTATACAGGCAGGTCTAGCAGGTGCGTTTTCAGCGGTACAGATACAAAAGATTTTAAGTGGAACAAAACCTGATGCAAGTGGAGGCGGAGGTGGAGGCGGAAGAGGTGCTTTAACTTCACAGGCACCAGCACCTCAAATGATGTCAGGAGCGTTTCAATTAAGTGGAGGTCAAGCACCTGAAGCTATGAGAGCATTTGTAGTAACAGATGAAATGACCAACAGTCAAGCACAGTTAGCCAATATTAGAAGAAGAGCTACAATTTAAAAATCAAATAAATATTAATTAAATCTATTATATAATATGCCTTGCGAAGAATGTGAAAACGGAAAAGTAAAATGGGGAAAGACAGGAAGCTGTGAGTATGACTCAATAGCTGAATGTGAAGCTGCTAACAAAGACTATTATGAAAAGACTACATCTATTGTAGAATTGGTTATTGATGATGATAGTCAAGAACTAGCTATTGATGCAATTAGTTTAGTATCTAGTCCTGCTATTGAGCAAGACTTTGTCTATTTTGGTAAAGAGAAAAACAACTTGACATTTGCTAAAGTAGATGAAGAAAAAAGAATGCTAGTTAGTCCTGCATTGATACCTAATAAGCAGATATTTAGATACAACCCAAATACAGACTCAGAGTATTATGTATATTTTAGTCCTGATACAGTTAGAAAATCATCTGAACTTTATTTAAAACACAACAATCATCATAAAGCAACTTACGAACACCAAGATAGAGTGTCAGGTGTCTTAACAACTGAAAGCTGGATAATTGAAGACCCTAAAATGGATAAGTCAAGACTCTATGGATATAATCTTCCAAAAGGGACTTGGATGGTATCTATGAAAATTAACAATGATGATTTATGGCAAAAAGTAAAAGCAGGAGAACTTAAAGGACTTTCTATTGAAGGTTATTTTACAGATAAAATGGAAAAGATGTCAGAAAGACAACCAACTGATGAAGAAATACTATCAGCTTTAAATGAAATAATACGCGAAAATCAAACAAACTCAAAATAATTCTATTATATTAAAAAAGAAACTATGGACATTAAAGAACAAATATTAGTAGCACTTGGCTTAAATAAAGCTGAAGAAGAAATAAAATTAGCTTGGCAGGCAAAAGGAGAAGATGGTACAATCTATGTATCTACTGCTGAAGAGTTAGAATCAGGCGTAGACATTTCTGTATTGACAGAAGATGGAACTACAATCTTACTTCCTGTTGGAACTTATCGAACTGACACTGGTATATCTTTTAGGGTAGAAGAAGAAGGTATAGTAGCTGAGGTTATTGAATCAGAAACTGAAGAAGTTGATACAGTTGAAGAAGAAGAAATGTCAGAAGAAACTGTCTTGGAAGAAAAAGATAAAGATGACTATGATGAAGAAGCAGCAGTTTATGACTGGGAAGGTATGGAAAAGCGTATCAAAAACCTAGAAGATGCAGTTGCTGATTTAAAAAGAGACAAAGTAGGTGGTGATGATGATGTTGAAGAGATGTCAGAAGAAACTACTGAAGAAGTGTCTGATAAACCTAAGACAATTAAAAAAACAGAAACAGTTGAATTTTCAGCAGAAGAAGAATTAGAAAAACTAAAAGCTGAGAACGAAAAACTTAAAACGGAATTAGCAGCTAGTCCTGCTGATGCACCGATTAACACAAATAAATTCAGCTCAGAAAAACCTGTGTTATCAAGAAAAGAATACAAGAAGCTATCTAGCAGAGATAGATTTTTACACGATTTAAACAAATAAATAAATAAATAATAACAATTAAAAATAAAAAATTATGGCATTCAATGTAACATCGAATTTTGCGGGAAAAGCAGCTGGTTTTTATATTTCAGCAGCATTAAAACAAGCAAAATCACTAGACTACTTAACAGTAATGGAGAATGTAAAGTACAAAAGCAACATCCAAAGGATGGCAGGAACTACAGTAGTTAGAGATGCAACTTGTGACTTTACAGACCACGGAACTTTGGCTATGACCGAAAAGGTTTTAACACCAAAGAATCTACAAATTAACCTTGACCTTTGTAAGAAAACTTTATTAACTTCTTGGGAGGCTCTAGAAATGAGAGCTGGAGCAGGGGCAATGCCACCTGTAAGTTTTGAAGACTATGTTATTTCTTATATGGGTGAGATTATAGCACAGGCTACTGAAGAGTCTGTATGGAGTGGAGCAGCGGCTAATAATGGAGAATTTGAAGGGTTCTTAACAGCAACTACGGGAATATTTGCAGTTGATGGTACAGTAGTAGGTTCAACAGCTTCAGGTGCTTATACTGCGGCTAACATCATAGCTAACTTACAAACTTTAACTGCTGACATGGCAGCTAATATTTCTCCTGTATTAAATAAAGAGGATTTACATATATACATGAACCCTAAGACTTACGCTTTCTATATTTCAGCGGTATCGACTTTAGGATATGTAAATGCTTACAACATGAACGGAGACTATGAGCCTGTATTTGAGGGCTATAAAATTGCTGTAGTACCTGGTTGTCCAGATAATCAGTTAGTAGCGGCACAAAAATCTAACTTATTTTATGGTACTGACCTTTTAAGTGATGCTACAAGAATTCAATTGATGGATATGAGTTTACTTGATGGTTCTGATAACATAAGAGTAGTAGCAAGATATGCAGGAGGAGTTCAGTTAGGAGTAGGAGCTGACATCGTTCACCAAGATTAATAATACAAAGTAGGGGGCGTAAAAACCCCCTCTTTTTAACTTTTAAAACAATAAAATATGGCATGTACAGCACTTAGCAAAGGTAGAGGACTTGACTGCTCACGAATTTCAGGGGGTGTTAAATATATTTATTTTTCAGTTTATGATGATTTTGCAAGAGCAGACTGGGCGTATGCTTCAGGTACTGAAGGTGAGATAGACACTATTAACTTTCAAAGCTCTACAATATATAGGTACACAGTACCAAGAGGTTCTACAACCGCAAACGAGAGTCTTACAGGCTCTGTCGAAAACGGTACTCTTTTTTATACACCTACTGTAAATATGGTGATAAACCGTCTTACTAAAGAAGACCAGAATCAGATTAAACTTTTAGGACAAACGCAAGTTAGAATATTTGCACAGCTTAATGCGACACACCCTGCAACAGGAAATGATGTAATAATTTGTATGGGTATGCACAACGGAATGTCAATGAATGCAGGAACTGCTGATAGTGGTGCTGCATTTGGAGACAGAAACGGATATACTTTAACTTTTGATGGGTTAGAAGCACAACCTTTTGCTATGTTAGAAGATGTAGCAGCAGGAGGCGCGCCTTTCTCTAATGCAGGTATTACAGGTTTAACTATAGTTACATCTTAATCTTAATTAGTAGTTTTCATATATTTCTTGATTAGAGTGGTTTAATACCACTCTTTTCTTTTATATACCAAATAAATAATGACTTTTTCTATTATATAATATATGATACAAGCAATCACTGAAACTAACCTAACAACTTATTTGCAGACTGAAGATAATCGTATAGACACTTCAGTAGGTTCTGACAAAATAAGGCATTTAGTTAAGTTTACTAATGACATGGATAAGTCAGTTCAGTATGCTTATTCAACAGTTCATTTAATTTATGATAGATATACAAAATTTGTATTTGATTATAATGCAACACCTGATGTTTATACTGGTAAAGTAAACTTTGTACCATCAGGATTTTGGAAATATGAAGTATATGAAGTAAGTTGGACAGGTGCAGTAGCTATTAGTGCAGGAAACGCACCTATTAATGAGAATGATGTATTGCCTATTGGAGCTACTCATGGCGTAGTTCAAGGTTTAGTAACTAAAGGCAAAATGTATGTAGCAGATAAAGCAGGAACAGCACAAGTACAATATACACAAAGGCAAGAGCCTAGTGGAACTAATTATATATATTACGGACAATAAAAAATAAAAAATGGCAATAGAAAATGTACAACAACTCTTAACAGAGCAATTAGGTAAAAACGGAGGTACTGAGATATTCACAACAGCAGCCCAAACAAGTAAAGACTGGTACTGTGTTTACTTTCCAGTTGAAAGTGTAGTAGCTTCAATTACAGTAGCAGATGCAACTGGTGAAGCAGCTCTTCATACGACACTACCAGCGGGAACTACTTTATTTATGAATGTGACCGCTATAACCCTTACAAGTGGTATTGGAATAGGTTATCATGAAGGCATTACAACATAAGATATGCTATCACTTAAATTAGGCATAAGTTTAAATAACATCAAAGCTAGTGGAGGTGGCGGTGGTGGAGACCCTATCTCGACTATGGTAGCTGATTTCCAGTCAAGAGTAACAACTGATGGTGGTACTTTTGAAGGTAGTTCATGCTTGACAACTATACTAACCGATTTAAATGACATATCATGACATTATTAGATGATGCTAAAATAATTACAACTTCAAATGGAGCTAAGGCAGGTACGCTTTATAGCATAAAGCCTGATAGTGGTTTAGTAGATTTAAATATTACAAGAGCAACAACTGCTACAAGAGTCAATGAATCAGGCAATGTAGTATCTGTTGCAGTAAATGAGCCACAAATAGACTACTCATTAGGGGGCTGCTCTAATTTTCTTATAGAACCACAAAGAACTAATTTAAACCTTTATAGTGAAGAGATTGATAATGCTGCATGGGGCAAAAGTGATGTAACTGTAACTGCTAACGATATAACATCTCCAGATGGAACTACTAATGCTGATAAATGCGAAACACTTAGCGCACCAGCACAAATGTATCAAGCAATATCTGTTTCAGCAAATACTTTTTACACTTGGAGTTTTTATGTAAAAAGAGGTACAATGACTGATATAGGAGCTAAAGTTATAAACCTAAATGGAGACTCAGACTATGTTGCTGCACAAAGTTATTACTCTCAAACTTCAGCTTCAGGATGGACTAGAGTTTCTTTTAGTTTTCAAACTGGTGCAAATGGAGGTAATAGTTATTTTTATCCTATAAACTCTTCAGGTGTAACAGGTACTATATATTTATGGGGCTTTCAATTAGAAGAAGGTGAGCATCCTCAAGAAACATCATATATACCAACAACTAGTGGTTCTGTTACTAGAAACATAACTCTGTTTGATAAAACAGGAATAGCAAGTGTCACAAATAATGCTGAGGGTGTTTTATTTTTAGAGTATGCTTTTTTAAATGTTACAGAATCAGGTCAAAAAATAATGAGCATTGGCGAAAATAATGGTAACAGTATAAATATAGGCAGGTGGGGTGCAGGATATATGGCTAGCGCTACTATAGGAAGCACCAATTTAATGTTTTCATTATCTTATAAATTTCCAATAGCTGATACTAACTTCCATAAGACTGCTGTAAAATATAAAAGTGGTGACTCAGCAATTTGGTTAGATGGTGTAGAAGAGTTAGCATCTGTTGCAACAGGAACACCAAGTCAACCAATAGATAAAATTTCAAATGCCTATAATGGTATTGCAGGTGGATTTTGGGCATTTGAAGGTAGAATAAAAACCATTTTATATTTTGATTCAATTTTAACAGATGCTCAACTATTAGCTTTAACAACATAATATGAATATATATAAATTACAATACGATACTAAAGCACAAGCTGATGCTGACTTTTTAGACAAAGGAGTAACTCAAATAATAGAGGTTGAAGGTCAACAACACACAGCAAATACTAGCACAACTCAAGCAATAGTAGACTTAGGTAGAATAGTAGAAACACCTGGAACTTATGACCCTGATGGTCATGTAATAACGCCACCTGTTTATTATGATGGTGTATTTTACGATATAATGACTACTAAGCATATAGACTTTGGAACTCATGCTTTAACACCTACTAAATGCGTACACGGCTTCGCAGGTTATAGTATAGATGCAAATGGAGATAATGTAGAACCACAACAATAATTATGAAAGACTCAATAATTTCAATAAATTTAGAAACAAGTACAGCACCAATAGTGCAAGAAGTAAGAGGGCGTGACTACATTGAATATGGCACTGATGACTGGCGCAACCTCTATCCACAGTTTCTTATAGACTTATACTACAATTCTTCAACTCATGCTGCTATTATTAACGGAACTGCTGAGATGATAGCAGGAGAGGATTTAATAGCTCCTGATGATGATGTTAATTTAGATACTTATGTTAAACTAAAGAAGTTTATGCGTCATGCAAACTCTAAAGAGTCTTTACATCAAGTAATTAAAAAAGTAGCATTTGACTTTAAGCTTCAGGGTGCTTATGCAATACACATTATATGGAATAGAGATAGAACTGAGATAGCTGAAATCTATCATGTGCCAGTTGAGAGGGTTAGAGCAGGTAGACCAAATGAAATGGGTAAAGTAGACACATATTATATTAGTGCTGACTGGGCAAATACCAGAACACACAAACCTTATCCAATAGCAGCATTTAACACTAATGATAGAACTTCAGGTAGTCAATTACTTTACACAGGGGCGTATAGTCCTAATATGGACATCTACCACACACCTGACTACTTAGCAGCTTGTAACTGGGCTTTAGTAGACCAAAGAGTTGCTGAGTTTCATCTTAATAATATAGAAAACGGTTTCAGTGGTTCTTACTTTATCAGCTTCGCAAATGGAGTACCAACTGCTGAAGAAAGAAGACAGATAGAGCAAAGTTTAACAGATAAATTTACAGGTGCTAAAAACTCAGGAAAGTTTGTTTTAACTTTCTCAGACGACAGAACAAGAACACCTGAAATAACACCTATAAGTGTATCTGATGCTGATAAACAGTATTTAGCACTTCAAGAACTATTAGTACAGAACATCCTCACAGGTCATAGGGTGACTTCTAAGACACTTTTAGGTATTGATAGTACCAACGGCTTCTCAAGCAATACAGATGAGCTTATAAACGCTGCAAACTTTTATCAAAATACTGTGATTCGTGGCTTTCAGTTAAACATACTAGACACTTTACAGACTATATTCTCAGTTAATAATATGGACTTAGAGGTTGAGTTTGTACAATTAAAACCTATAACAGTTCAATTTGACTCTAAGACTATTAGAGAGGTTACAACTCAGGACGAAATAAGAGAGGCTATTGGATTAGCACCATTAGAAGAAGACGAAGCAACTGTTGAACAAGATGTAAAACTAGCTAAAGTTGGAATGATAGATGGAGAGCCAGTATTTAGTACAATAGAAGAAGCAGAAGCTCATGCTAAGACTAAAGGTTGTACTGGCTATCATGAACACGAACTAGAGGGTAAAATAGTTTATATGGCTTGTGATGGTCATGCTGAAGCAACTGAGATGAAAGTAGAAAAAACAGAATTGCAAAAATTTATAGAAGATTTTGGTGAAGATATGTCTGAAGACTGGGAACTAATTGAAGAAGAAGTAGTAGATGGAGAACACCAAGATTTTAATTTTGAAGAAGTTTTAAATCAAGCAGCTAACGAAAAGCTAGAATTAGCTAGTACAGGAACAGCTAGACCTAATGCTAGAAGTAGTCAAGATGGAACTAATAAGTCAGATAATGATTTTTACAAAGTGAGGTATGTTTATACTAAAGATAATTTTTTAAGTCAAGAGGGTGAAACTAGAGAGTTTTGCAGGTTAATGATGGCTGCTAAAAAAATATATAGAAAAGAAGATATAGTAAGATTAAATGATATTGCAGTTAATCCAGGTTGGGGACCGAGAGGTGCTGCAACTTACTCTATATGGTTAGCTGACCAACATGAAGAATGCTGTAAGTCATTGAAAGACAGTAAGTTAGAGCTGTATAAAGGCGGGGGCAACTGTCATCATTTTTGGCTGAGACAGATTTACAAGACATCTTTAAGGGGTGCTAAAAGTAAGATAAACTCTAATCAATTAATATCTTATACAAAAGCAAGAAGTGAAGGGTTTACGGCGGAGAAAAATGACAACCTAGTAGCAAGACCCCCTAAAAGAATGAAAAATAACGGATTTTTAGAACCAAGATAATTATGAGCTATGTACTTTTTATATCAGAACAGAAGTTAAAAGATTCAACTGCAATCAACTTAAATGTTGATGTTGATATATTACTTCCATTTGTGCGTGAAGCACAGAAGCTATATGTTGAGACTGCACTTGGAACTCAGCTAACTCAAAAGCTAAAAAATGAAATAATAGCAGGAACATTAGCAGGTGCTTATAAGACCTTAGTAGATGAGTATATAGGCGATATGCTTCCAGGATATAGTCTATACCATGCTATTCCTTATCTTAGGCATAAAGTAGAAAATGGCAATATCTATAATAAAACATCAGAAACTGGAACTGCTTTAACAACTGCTGAAGCGCAGAGCTTTAGGGAAGAGGTTTTAAATACTGCTAGTTATTATAGAGAAAGGTTGATAGATTATATTAAGAACAATATAAGTAGCTTTCCTGAGTATTCAACAAATTCAGGCGCTGATGTTTCACCATCAACTGAAAACTATTACTCTAACATGAATTTAGATATGCCAAGACAAAGCAATAAATTAACTTTAAGAGATTTTCTAACTCCTGATTTAACTTAATGAAGAAATATTACAAGCCAAAAATTAAAAATATAAATAAACTTAAAACATATTTGAAAGATGCCACTGAAGCAGATAACAAAAGAAGTAGGAGAGGTGATAGGTGTAAACAGCGTAATACTAAGCGTAACAACATTCACTAACCTAGAACTATTTTTAAAAATAATACTGTTATTAGTTACAATAGTTTATACTGTTGACAAGTGGTGGTATCATAAAAAGAAAAGATAATGCCTAAAAAACGCAAATTAAATAGCAACAATCCAAAGTATAACAAAGCAATAAAAAGTGAAGTTAAAATGCGTAAAGAATTTGTTAAAGAAGTTAAAGGGTGTAAAATTTATAAGTCCTACTATCTCTAAAAACTCCAACATAAACCTTTTAATTCTCAGAGATACTTTTAGTGATGAAAGTACAATAGGAGAACTATTTCTTAATGGAGAACGCTTTTGTGATACATTAGAACTACCATATAGAGATAATCAAAGAAGCATATCTTGCATACCAGTAGGCGAATACAAGGTACGATTAAGATACCCAAGAGAAAGTGCAACTAGAGATTATTTGCATTTGCTTGTAGAAGATGTAAAAGACCGTTCATATATATTATTTCATAGAGGTAATACTGCTAAAGATTCTAGGGGTTGTATATTAGTTGGGATGACTAGTAAACAAGACTTTGTTGGTAACTCTACTTTAGCTATGGATTTACTTATAAAAGAAATAATAAATTTGGGTGGCACTAATATTAATTTAATAATCAAAAATAAATAAAATGAAAAATTACATTATTACACAACTGTTAGGCTCAAAAAAAGTATGGTTAGGAATTAGTTCTATTTTAGTTCCAATGATAGCTTCATGGTTAGGGGTTGATGAAGAATCAGTTTCTAAAATTTGGTGGAGTTTAATCGCTATGTTAGGCGGACAATCATTAGCAGATTTTGGAAAGTCAAACAAATAGATTTAGATTAAAGCCGCATGAAATAGCGGCATTAAAAAAGATGCGAGAAGCTGACACTAGGAACATCCTAGTTGTTGGCGACTTGCATGAACCATTTTGCCTAGATGGTTATTTAGAGTTTTGTCAAGAGCAATATGAAACATACAACTGCAACCAAGTTATTTTTATTGGCGATATACTTGATAATCATGCTTTTAGTTATCATGAGCCTGACCCTGATGGAATGTCAGCAGGTTATGAGTTAGAAAAGACAATAGAAAAGGTTGCTAAATGGTATGAAGCCTTTCCTGTTGCAGATGTTTGTATTGGGAACCATGACCGCTTAGCTTCTAGAAAGGCTTTTACAGGCGGTATTCCTAAAGCCTGGATAAAATCATACAACGAAGTATTAGGAACTCCTAATTGGAATTGGGTAGAATCAGTAGTTTATGATGATGTTCTTTACGAACATGGAGAAGGGGGTCAAGCACAAACAAAAGCAAAGAACAACCTAATGTCAAGCGTTTGCGGTCATACTCATACTGAAGCATACTGCAAGTGGTTCGTAGGAAAAAAGTATAAAATCTATGCAATGCAAGTAGGTTGTGGGGTTGACTGTACGACTTATGCTGCTGCTTACGCTAAAAACTTTAAAAAACAAGCCATAGGCTGCTCCGTAGTACTAAACAATGGTACACTACCAATAAACCTTTTAATGCCCTTATAATGCACCTAAAAGACTCTACAAAGCTAACTCTACTCTACTTATTACTTATAGTAATAGTCTTACTTATTTCTCTTTAATTTTCTTGTTAACACTATAATTGTTAATAACTTTGTAAATAAAGTTGTAAATAATTGTGTCAATTAAAAATAATATGTATCTTTGCATCATATTAATCAAAACAAAAACAGATGTACTCAAATTTTAAAATGTTAGAAGCAACAAACAAAGAAGAAGCTATTGTATCAATATTAGATGTAATAGAAGAAAATCCATTATGGCTTAATAAAATTAATGATGGCTTATTTTTATTGGTAAAAAGTATTGAACCTGAACACAAAAGATTTTTATTAGAAAGGTCATTAGATGAACAAGTAATAGACTTGTTTGTTAAACTAAAAAAAGAATACTATCACTTTAAAGATTTTACACAATGGAATTACTAATTTGCGAAGACTACTACTTCTATAATAACGGAGTGTATAAAACAATAGAAAAACTATCACCTGAAGGTTGGTTTACAGATTTAAAAAAAGTAGAACCAAGTATTAGAATCTTTGGAACTAGAGAGCAGGTAGATGAAGCTCTTGATACTTATATTGAATTGACTGGTCTTAATCTTGACGAATCATTTGAATATAAGACAGAAAAAAAAGGCAGCTACTGGGATGGTATTGTATTTAGTGAAACAAGAAAGGATAGACCAACTCTAAAAGAATATAATGAAGCTGTAAATAAGAATCTAGCAATATATAAAGAGAAATATAATAAACTAAATAATAACAAAGCATTAATAACTACGATATGAGAACAGAAAAAATAAAAGAAAAATATTTGCATTACGGTTTGGACAAGGAAGATGTTTTTAAACATCAACATTATGTAATTATCACAAGGTCAGGAATAGACAAAATACAAGCAATAGAAAATATAACTATTGACTATGAAGTTATAAATTGTGAAAGAGATTTTTGTGTTGTAAAAGCTAATGCAATTAAAGGTGAGGCATCTATTCAAACATTTGGTTCAGCTCTTAAAGGTGGTTTTAAAGACGGCAATTGTAATACTTGGTATGTAATGGAGATGGCTGAAAAACGAGCTATGTCAAGAGCAGTATTAAAATTAACTGGCTTTTATGAGCTTGGAGTGTTTAGTGAAGATGAAAGCGAAGATTTTAAAAGAAAATAGCATGAGGGGGTTTGGTATCAATATAAATAATAATGTCAGCAGTTATACTTTGTAAAGATATACGCCCCCCTCTTTTTAATAATTAAAAATTAAATTATGGAAACAGCACTGCCTAATAACAGTATAAACAAACCTTTAAGTGAAAGTGAGCAGCTTAGAAATGAAAACACAAGACTAAGGAAAAACAATTTGAATTTAAAATTAGAAATAATTAAAGAAAAAGAAAAACTATCAAAAATAATTAAGTACATTAAAAGTTACAAATAAAACCTAGTATTAATAAATTAAATAAATAAAAATGGAAGTAAAAGGAAAATTAGTTAAGATGCTTAAACTTGAGACAGGCGTAAGTAAATCTGGAAAAGAATGGCAAAAGCAAACAGCTCTAATTGACAATGGAGAAGATTTTAATAATTTAGTAGCAATAAGTGCTTTTGGTCAAGACAAAATTAAAGACTTAAATAAATTACAAGAAGGAATGACAGTATCTATTCTTTGTAATGTTTATTCTAGAGAGTATAAAGGAAAATACTATCACAATATAGATGGATATTGGTTTACACAAAAAGCTGAAAATGAGGACTTTGTAACTTCAGACTCAGATGACAATGATTTGCCGTTTTAAAATGATACAAGAAGATAATTTTAAAAACTTATGTGACCTTACTACAAGATTAGTAGGGCTGCGTAAAGGTTCGCTTGCCTTCAAAAGCAGAAAACAAGAATACCAAGTACCAAGAAGTGTTGTAGCAGTTGTTGCTAGGATGATAGATAATACACACCCAACTATAATAGCTAAACAGCTTAAAAGAGATAGGGTTTCTGTTTATCATTATGAAAGAATGCATGAATCTAATTATCGTTCTTTTCCTAAATATAGAGAGATTTTTAATTTAGTCTATAATGCATATTCTAGTATTCAGGGTTCTAAAAGAACATTTTCAGACTCTAGGGAGTTAGAAATATATTTAAGAGAAAACGGAATAAGTAACAGTGATAAATACCAAACTATTATTAAAGTTACTTCAGGAAGAGCTGAATATAATATTAGACTCTCATATAAAGATTTTTACAATCAATTAGAATTATGTAAGTTTGCCCTGACAGATTGTAATTACAACTTAGAAATTATTTAATGGAAAAACCAAACTACTATGCAGTTATTCCTGCTGATGTAAGATATAGCAAAGAATTAACCCCTAATGCTAAATTACTTTATGCAGAAATAACTGCTTTATGTAATATGAATGGAAAGTGTACTGCTTCAACTCAATACTTTTGCAGATTATATGAAGTTAGTAGGGTGTCAATACAAAAATGGTTAAAAACCTTAGAAGATAATAATTACATAAAGCGTGTTAACATATATAAACAGGGTAGTAAAGAAATAGAAACTAGGGTGATAACTTTGGTTAACACCCCTACACAAGAAAAGTTTACAGATAATATTAATATAAATATAACTAATACTAATCTTACAGATAGTAATAAAAAGGTGCGCTTTAAAAAACCAACTATTAAAGAAGTTAAAAATTATTGTATATTACGCAACAACAATATAGATGCTGAAAGTTTTATAGATTTTTATGAAAGTAAAAACTGGCAAATAGGAAAGAATAAAATGAAAGACTGGAAAGCGTGCGTTAGAACTTGGGAAAGAAGAGATGTAAAAAAACAAACAATGAGTAAAATACATTCACAATTAAACGAATGGAAAGAAGCTAAAAAACTGTTATGAAAGAATTAGAATATAATGAAAATATTATAGAAGATTTAGGGTTAAGTGAAATGCAGATATTAAATATAATATCAGTTTGGTATGTTAATGGAATGATGCCTGACATAATACAAAATGAAGATGGTTGTGAGTTAGATGAATTAGTTGATGATTTGTTTTATACTAAACTTGAAGAAGAAGAATTAATAAAAAACATTAAATTATGAAACCACTAAAAAACGAAAACTTACAAGAATTAACTGAAAAGGTTTTAGACTTAGTAGCAAAGACTTCAGTAGAAATAGGACACAAAACAGATGCAAACACTATGGCTACATTAAGTAAGATATTTGCACAAGACCTTAAACAAGAAAAAAGATTTGTCAATATGACATTTAATCAAATTGAAGATGCTTTTAGGCAGGGTGTAAGATTTGGAAAGGATGAACCATTTTTAAACATTAGAACTTTTTACAAGTGGACTTACGCTCATAAAAAAGTTATAGATGATGCTTATCATCAAGTACATACATTAGGTCAAAAAAATGTACCTTTTTATCAAGAACCAATAAAACTACTCAAATGATAGGGTGGGTAATAATCGCAGCAATATTGCTGCATATAAACTATAAATTAAAAGAATGAAAACAATTACAATTAAAGAAGAAGAAGTAAAAAGTCAATCAGATGCTGTTTTATGGCATTTAAAAACACATGGAAGTATAACAAGCTATGAAGCTATTAGAGAATATGGTGCTACTAGACTTTCAGCTATTATATTTAATCATAGAAAAGATGGATATCAAATAGATAGTATTCCTTTACAAAAGAAAACTAGATTTGGTAAGACAACTACTATTGCCCAATATATTTATACAAAACCGCCAAAAGATTTTATTCAGGAAATTTTATGGTAAAATCAATAAGTAAACTTAAAAAAGAACTAGACAAATGGTTTAGTCTTTACATTAGGCTAAGAGATAGTCAAAATGGCTTAGTACAATGTTTTACTTGTGGCGTAGTTAAACATTACAAGTCAGGAATGCAATGCGGACACTTTCAGTCTAGGCGTTTTATGGCAACTAGATATGATGAACAAAACTGTTCAGCTCAATGTGTTGCTTGTAATTTATATCGTGCAGGAGAACAATATAGGTTTGCTTTAGCTATTGATTCTAAGTATGGAGAGGGAACAGCAGATGATTTACAATTTAAAGCTAGACAAACAATGAAGTTTACTAGAGCTGATTATGAAGATAAAATAAGTTATTACAAGTCAGTTGTTAAAAAATTAAAAAAAGAAAAGGGAATAGAATAATTTTTTTTATAACTTTGAAAAATGCACATTCCTATTTATTCAAGTGAAGAACACAAATCAATAGTAGATGTTTATGTTTTAATGTGCAAACAATTTGTAGAAGAATTAACTACAAAAGCAAGATACAAAAATTATTTAGAGGTGTTAGACTTAGTTATAGAATATTCTAACAACTATGGCAAAGGAGTTAGAGAAAACAATTTCTATGACTGGATTACTATTATACCAATAAATGTATCTGTTGCTACTAGCGGATTTTTTGCAGGAGTAGAAACTAAAACTAACTCAGCAGTTATAAGAGCTTATAAGGTTGTATTAGACCAAATGCTTCAAGAAGTTATTGATAGAATAGATAAACTAGAACCTACTCATGACTGATATTTATATTGAAATATCAAAGCTAACAAACAAGTTCAGAAAAATGGCTTATGGAATAACAACAGATGAAAATAAAATTAATGAAGCAGTACAGGAATTGATGCTTTATTTTTTACAGATGAATCCTAAAACGCTTAGGAATATTTATGAAAAAGATGGAATAGATGGAATAACAAGATACGGGGCTGTCGCATTAAGAAGAGCATTAACAAGTACAAGAAGTAATTTTTATTATAAATATGAAAAGTATTATACACATATTGATGGTTCTGTTTTTAGTTCTAATACAACTGACACTAATGAGTATATTATTCCTGATGGTTTTAATTATAAAGATATTTCAAATATTCCAAACGAAGAAGTAGATAACCATAAAATAATGAAATTAGAAGCAATAGATAAAGAGTTAGACAAGCTAGAAAGTTGGTACGATAGAAAATTATTCCAGTTATATTATAGCGGTGAGACACTCGACTCACTCGCTGCTAAGACTAAAATAAGTCGTAACAGCTTGTTTACAACAATAGATAAAGTAAGAACAATAATTAAAAATAATTTAAATGAAGATGTATAACCCTGTAAAGAATGATAGTTTTGTAATGCAGTTTGGTTTTAGAAGTCCTAACTGGCAGCCAAGAACTAAAAACACTTATATAAAAAAAGGAGATAGAAAAAGTGAATAGATTTTTTGTTCCTGATGAAGTCTATCAAGACAGGATAGCAATATGTAAAGAATGTGTTTACTATTTTAAACCAACAGGAACTTGTAAGCGGTGTTTATGTTTTATGAAAGTAAAAGCAAGACTAGCACCAATGGCGTGTCCTCAGAAGTATTGGGATAAAACAACAGAAGTACAAACACCAGATGACTTGCCACAAGAGATAATAGATGAAATATTAGACATGTGGAAAGACTTAAAGACGGGTAGAGCAAAAGATGTTCAAGCTAAAAAAAGAATGATAGAGACATATAATACAATACACAATACTAATTATTCACCTACTACAAATTGTGGTTCGTGTATATCAACTTGTTTTGATGCAATTAAAAAACTATATAAAAAATATAGCGAATGATTAAAAATACAAAAGAAATACTAGACTATTACTTTCAAAACCCTAGCAAAAACAGTAACAAAGAAATGGCTAAAAGATTTAATATTTGTACAATTACTTTTAGTAGAATACTGTCTAAGGAATTAAAAAGAAGAAGAGAAAACAGCATGGTTAGAAGATTTATTAATAAAAATGTTTGAAACACTAAGACATATTATAGGTATTTGTGGAGAACCACACCCAAGCTTAATTACTTTATTACTTGGAACACCTATTGCTAGTTATTTAATATATAAAATAAAAAATAAAAAATGAAACAAGATTATAAAAGAACACCTGAGCCAAGTTATTATTCAGGAACATTGTATGGTTATTCAGCCAAAGATATAGTTGATGATTTTAACTTAAACGCATGGACTGCTCAAGCAGTACAGTATATACTAAGAGCAGGAAAAAAAGATGGTAGTCCTGCTGAACAAGATATACAAAAAGCAATTAATGTTTTGCATTTTGAGTTAGAAAAACTTTATGAAGAAAGTAAAACTAGAACAGGAGGACTAGCAAAATGACACTATATTCTTGTAAATGTTGTAAAGAAAAAAAAGAAGTAAACAAAGCTAAAATAGTTTATAGAGATAGTAAATGGGTTGCAGATGTTATTTGTAGTTGTGGCAAATATATGGATAGCGAACCTGAAGATGGTATGCCAAGCCTTAAAAGAACTGAAGCGTCTTTAAGTAAAAAGATAAGGCATGATAAACTATGGGCTGGTGCTAAAGAAAAATTAATAGGAGAACGAGGTATTAACGAAAAATTTAACTAATGAAATTATTATACTTATTATTATACATGCAAACACAAATGTCAGTTAACTGGTGTGACTCAATATCATATTCAGTAATAGAAAACTCGAATGGTGTTTTTAGCGTGACGATTGAAACAACAGACTCTTTAGATAATTATTGTGACACAGTTGATGTTTATTGGGGGGTTTGTAATAGTGATTTTTGTTTTAGTGGTATTGGTGCATTTGCATCGTTTCCAATAATACAACTTACAGATACAGTAAAAGTATGTTACAATGCTTACATAATGAATCCGCAAGGAGCAGGTACTACAATAATACCTTGCACTAACCAGTGTGATACTGTTGTATTTAATGGGCTAGAGTGGGTTCAATTTCCAATAACAAATAGTGTTGGTGTAAATGAAATACCACTAAGACCTACTAAAAAAATATATAACCTGCAAGGCATAAAACTTTTACAAGAGCCTAAAAATAAAATTTATATTAAGAACAGAAAGCTGCACTATGAATTTCGTGATTAATACAAGTCAAGATAAACAAACACTTTTTAATTACTTAAAAGAACTTGAAACAGATTATATAGTTAAAGTAAAAAAGCAAAGAAACAATAGAAGCAATATGCAGAACAATTACTATTGGGCTTGTATAGTACAACCATTAGGAGAGTCACTTGGCTATTTTCCTGATGAAATGCATGATACCTTAAAGGTCAAGTTTGCAAGTGAATGGCAAAGCATAGATATAAACGATAA